GCATCTGCTGCTGAGAGAGTGGCTTCAAGCTCTACTTCGATGGAAGCAGCTGCCGCATCGGCGGGCGAAGAGATAGAGAACACGGCACAAGCGACTAATACGCTTGGCGACGTCGTTAAAAAAACGTTTACTAAAGTTAAAGATACACTAGTCGCAGTTGCAGGTTTAACCGCTACTGTTTTCAAAGGTATAACAGGTATTGCTTCTTCAGTTCTTACGATACCACTTGGAATTTTTACAAAATTCCAAGAATATGCTGCAAAATTAGCTGCCGATTCTATGACTTTGACAAAAGCTTTCGAAGAAATAAGAGGCAAATTCGGAGACATTGCTTCGAACGAGGGCAAAAACGTTGTAGAGGGATTTAAAGATCTAAGAAGCCAGTCAGATAATCTTGCGGGTTCCGGACGTAGTCTCTCGTCTATTTACGGTTACGGGCCCGAAGGTTTAGCCGCAGCATTAAAAGATGTTGGCGAAACAGCTAGCGCGCTCGGTCCGACGCTAAGCGTTCTTGGAAAACAATTCGAAGAAAACGCTGCTTCTATATCAATTATGAAAAAAGGCCTTGATTTATCGAACGAAGCGATACTATCGCTCGGTAATCAAGCTCTTGCTCGTGGCGAGAATTTAAATGATACGTTTAAAGAGGTTGCGAATTTATCTACACAGATGAGCAAAAAGTTTGGAATTAGTTCCAAAGAAATCGGCCGCGCGATGGGTTATATGACTTCGAATATGGGTAAATTCGGGTCGATGACGAAAGCACAAATGGCAACAGCTGCTGTTTATACTAGAAAGTTAGGCCTAGAAATGAAAGATTTGGAAGGCGTAATGGGTGCCTTCGATGATTTCGAGACCGCAGCTACGAACGCTTCGAAATTATCACAAGCGTTTGGTATGAATATCGACGCTATGGAGATGATGAAGGAACAAGATCCTGCGAAGCGTTTAGATTCTTTGCGAAAAGCATTTGCTGCTACGGGTAAGTCGATTGAAACGATGTCCAGACAAGAAAAGGCTATGTTAGCACAGTCAGCTGGATTGTCAGAAAATCTTGTCGAAACGGCTCTTAGCGCAAAAAACATGGGGTTATCTTATGACGAGGTGTCGGCAGCTGCTGAGGGCGCCGCCGATAAGCAATTATCTCAAGAAGAGATAATGCAAAACATGGCGAAAAATATCGAGAAGGTTTTCGCGCCATTTGAATACGTCGCAGGATTATTGCAGAACTTTATGAATGGTTTCGTTACAGGAATTATGCGCTCGAAACCCGCGATGGCGCTTTTACAATCCATGATGCGAGTCATCATGGATCTATATCACATGGGCTTAGACGTCGGTCAGATGTTCGTCAAATCGTTCCCGGGCGTGTCTAAGATGTTCTACGGATTAGCTGACATCTTTAAAAATTTTAGAACTTCTATAAAGGAAATCAAGCACGCGTTCAATGACTTCTTCGCAGGATTACAAAAAGATCCCGTAGAAGCGACTCAAAATTTTATGAAAAAGATTCAAGAAATCTTTTTTAGTCAGTTCGATATGAAAAAAGGCGGCGGAAAATTTTTAGACGGTCTAAAGCAATTCGGAATAGCTATGGCCAAGGTTTTATTTGGAATGGGCAAATGGTTATTAGGCGCGATCATCGACGGGATTAAAAATCTCGTAGCGTACCTCAGCAATCCACAGAACTTAACGGCCGCAGCAAATTCAGGTCTAGGCAAGATGTTTTCGGAGATGATGGACTATCTTGCTGTCGCGATACCTGATTTGTGGAACACTTTCGTTGATTTATTATACGCTGTTGCTCCAATCGTTTGGGACTGGTTAAAAGATACATTCGCTTCTTTATGGTCGACGAATTTTGGCAAGGCTTTAATAATTGGCGTTGGTCTATTGGTAGGTGGTTCTTTAATAAAAGAACTTATGTCTAAAATCTTTGGCGCGTTTGGTGGAGCCGCCGAAGAAGCAGCTGGTGAGCAAGGCGGATTTTTTGCAGGTATTTTTAGATCATTTTTTGATGCGATTAGCAATATCGGTCTATACGACATGGCGAAGATTGGTTTGATAGCCGTCGGTGTTGCTGAGTTTTTAACGAGGTATTTAGAACCATTAGTCGATGCCTTTGCATCGGCTTCTAAAAAAATGACCGAAGTTAATTGGAACGATTTAGGAAAAGTTTTCGCAGTTGTAGGCGGCACTATTCTCGCGGTGGCTGGGATGGTGAAAGTAGTTCAAAGTGTCGGTTCTTCTCTCACTGGAGATGCAATAGCAACGATTATGGGCGCTATAGCTGGTTTTATTACGCTCTATTTGTTAGAAGGAGGATGGATCCATAAAGGCGAAGAGCAGAAAGGGTTATTAGATACATTCGCTTCGTTCATCGAAAAAATGAAAGATGTATCTGAATACGACGTTTTAAAAGGCGTAGGTGTATTAGCAGCGATGATTGGAACTTTTTGGTTGCTTGCCGAAACTGCCAATAAAATTGGACCGGTTATGGGAGCGTTGTTAATATTCTTTCAAGGTCCGATTATAGGCTTTATGAGCTCTTTAAGTTCATTTATTACGACTTCTCTCGTAAAATTCGCGGCGTCGGTTGCAATTGCTGGCGCTCTTGCGAATACTTTGTCACTTGATAGCATCGCTAAAATAGCTGCAATAATAGGTCTTATTGGACTAACGGCTGGTGTATTAGCAGGATCTGCAGTTGTAGGAACCATTGGTATGGCCGCTAGCCCAATTAAAACGATTAAATCTTTTTTAACTGGTACAACAGAACCGTTATCTTCTGCGATCGACGGTATCGCAGAGTTTTTTAGCAATACTGAAGGTCCTTTGATTAGAATAATAAATTCGATCAATGCTTTGTCTGCAGGCTTGGGAGATCCCGAGAGCGTAAAAACTAGCATAGGAATAGTGTCATCTGTCATCGGAGCTATTTCGCCGTTCATCGATGTTATGAAAATGGCAGGAGACATTTCTTCGAAGGGCGATCCCGCTAAAGCCTCTGAGAATTTTACGAGTATTGTTGCTTCTATGGAGTCTTTTATAGATAATTCTTTGGGTAAACTCACTGCGACGGTACAAAGTATATTATCATTGGTATCGGGAATAAGCGTTGGTAAAGGTCAAACGGCTAAGATAAAAATATTCGGAGATATTATCGAAGCGTTTGGTAGTTTTATGGGTGCCGTAACAGCTCCGTTGAATAGCTTGAGTAGTATAAGTTTTGATGCTTCGAAAGCTGGTTCTGCCTCATCAGTATTCGACAGTTTTATAACATTTATGTTTGGAAGCGCGAAAGGCACTACTGTCGATATGAATAGTTTCATGTATAAAATTACGAATGCGATACCGATGCTTATCGGTTCTATCAATAAAGCATTCGACGGGATGGATGCCAAACAAGTTTCCTCGCTAGGTAATAAAGCCAGCGCTCTTACGAAAGTTATGACGGCGTTTAAAGAACTGTCTGGCATCTTCGGAGAAATTGGGTCTGGTGCGACGGGAGTTGGTCCCATGTTACCTGTCTCTATCGATTCGTTCTTATTCGATCTTGAAACGAACATGGGTAGTCTTGCAACATACCTACCAAAACTAGTCGATGTCTCTAATCAGATAGAAGATTATAAATTTGGTGCCGTTGCGAGTCTTGTGTCGCAAATTACGGAAGATATAAAAGCGGTTAATGATTCGCTTATTGAATTAGGCAACATCGAAATGGACGCGACGATAGAAAAGGTTGGCGCAGCGCTTGGGATTAAGGACACAGTAATCAAACTAGATAGAAAACCCATACAGATGAATGTTCAGTTAAACTTAACGATGAAGGCAGAAGATATCGCCAAGGAAATATTCGACGTAGCATACAAGATGACGTATCCTGGCGAAGGAACTTCAACGGCGACGCCAGGCATGAAGGAAGCTTATTTCGGAGCAACGCCTCCAAAATAAAATGAAAAATACTTTATCGATTTTATAAATAAATTTATAATTTACGAGATTGCGTAAAGTCGAAGTCTTTCGGAGAGAACATGTCGTTTAAAACAGAACTATTAGAAATCGATCCTGAGACTGGGGACTTAAAGCCGAAAAATAAAAAGACCCTCGGTCAATATCTGTCGCGCAGAACTAAAGCAGAGGTAGAAGAGGGCGGTCGAGTCCCAGGCGGAGACAACACATATCCTACGGGACTTCCTGATGAATATACATACACGCCGCCCGATGCGAATGCGTATCCCGTCGAAAGCGATCCTAACGAGAAACAACAAAAATTTGCGAAAGAATATCAGATGGCTCGGTGGACATTTCCGACGACGTTACCCTTAACGAGATTGGCGATGAACGGTACGGATACTAGTGAACCTCCCACTTCAGCTAGAAGAAAAAATCGTGGCGAGATATTAAAAGACGTCATAACCCCAGACGATTTGATACCCGACCCCGTCGACGCGATAATAATGGCGCAGTATGGAGAGTCTCCGCTCCCGAATATTAACCCACAAACTGTAGCAATGCAAGCTGAAATAGGTATTAAATTAACAAAAAATCGATTTACTAATGCGACGACTCCGAGATCTGAACCATTTAAGCATTGGTGGCCACTTAACTTTGCAACTGAGGGTGCAAGTAGTGTTATAAAAGAAACTACGCCGCAAACTAGAAGAAATTTATCTACGCTTGTGTCGCGATCGAAAGCATATCGAGGTAAAGTGCAGCAGAGTACGTCTCATAGAATTGCTGCCGAACAAACCCCAGTTCTCTTAACTGATAGTTATCAGAGAGCCTTGGCTCTTTATAATCGAGAAAACGTTGGATCTAAATCTACCGAAACACTAAAATCGAAATTAAATGGCATCGATGGTACTATCTATAAAAATAAAGAAAGTATATCCAAACAGGATGTCGAAGAACTTGAAACAAGATTAGAATCTCAATATGTTCCATTTTATTTTCACGATCTTAGAACAAACGAAATATTAAATTTTCACGCCTTCGTTTCGAACGTATCAGATTCTTACGCTGCCAATTGGACGGACACAGATGGATATGGTAGAATGGACCCCGTTCAGACGTATAAAAACACGACGAGAAGTATATCTCTTGATTTTTATGTCGTGTCAACGTCTGAAAAAGATTTCGACAGGGTGTGGTGGACAATTAATCGTCTTGTTATGATGATATATCCACAGTGGTCTTCTGGAAACGAGTTGATTGGTGAGTCTGGCGGTAAAAAATTTAAATTTATGCAACCGTTCTCACAAACGATAACGTCATCTCCTTTGATAAGATTGAGAGTGGGAGATTTAATCGCGAGCAATTACTCCAGATTTAATTTGGCTAGAGGTTTTGGTCTAGGCCTTCCTACTACTTTCGTCGACGAAAATACTATAAATGCGTCTTCAGCCATAGAAGGAGTATCAGACACTTTAGAGGCTTTTATTTCAAGTTTACCTGAACAGATTATTACTATTGATTCGCCTATCGAACCGATGTTAGTATTTCCTGAGAAAGGTTTGCAAAATATAGAAGTAGTTTTTTCATCTACTATAACCGTTAAGCAGGGAACGGGCTTTATAGAATCTTTGGCGGGCCCTAATTCGACTGCTACGATTCTTCGCGGGGCGACCGGTCGAGTTAGGGACGGTAAGAAAAAAAGTGATAGTACGACCATCGTTGTAGTCGAATTGGATATACCAATAAAAGTAAATAATGATAATAATCCATTCGCTAGAATAAAGTACGTCGCAACGAATGCAGAGTTTTTATATTCCAACAATTATGATGGCTTACCTGTTCCTATACTTCCAAATGTTGCTACGAATGCTATAGAAGAAAATTTTGCTAACGAAGGTTCGTATTTGGTCGGCTCAAATAATTCTAATTCAATCGTCAGAAGCTTCGAAGAAGTCGGTGGTAGAGGACTGGCTGGTTCTATTCGATCGCTTTCTTTCGATTGGAACGAAGCTCCTTGGGAGACGTCCGCGGGAAGTAGAGCTCCGATCTGGTGCAAAGTCAGCATTCAGTTCAATCCCATTCACGATCTTCCTATGGGTCTCGACAGCGAAGGAATGCCAAGAGCAGTTCCGTATCCTGTTGGCGAAACAGTACGACAAGCGTATTTTCCAGAACTTAATGAAAAAACTAAAAGTGCTAGAAGACAAGAGTCTAGCGACATGAAAAATCCGCTTGTCGAAACGATCGCAGAAAAAGCAGAAGACGAAATTAATAAAAAACTTGGAAGATCATACAAGAGGTTATTTTGAGAAGATACGCGAATACTTCGCTTTTATCGGCGGGAACAAGATACGGGACTAGTTCGACAGTAAGGGATATACGACTGGGAGTTTCTTCGGGTATTATTTCTTGCACGAATATGACATTAACCGAAACGCAGAGATTAGACGTTCTCGCCGGCTTGGAATACGGAGATTCTTCGCTCTGGTGGGTGATCGCAGCAGCCTCAAACATTGGATGGGGACTACAAATTCCACCTGGTATTTCAATTAAAATCCCTAGGTTAGACGACATTAGGAAGTTTATTTCATGAGCATAAGTCAAGAATTAACAAATGCTATAAAACTTTTGGCTCCTTACATCGACTTAAGCGACCGTCATGCAATTACGGCAGAGCTTTTGGAGAGGAACGGGCAAGTTTTTTCTTCAACAGGAACTGGTGGCACTGAAACCATCGATAGCAACGTACAAGCTCTTGCAATGAAGTTACATGAAATTGTAGATGGGGGCGTGTTAATATCAGAACTTGAAAAAGAATTGGACAATTCTTTAACGGGCGAAGGCGCCGACGCGACCGCAGATAAAATTAGATCGTTTATTCGAATCACGAAACCATCAGAGTCTTTAACTCTAAAAAGAAGTTCGGCTGATAGAGCGTCTGCTTGTTACATTAATGATATAATAAATTACGGTGGTGGAAATATAGTAGATTACCAGTTTGAAGGATCGGAATTTAGTTTAGACGCGGGTGGTATCAAAGACGCCGCTGGCCTCCGCGTTGTAGAATTGCTGAATCCACGCATGGGTTTATCGAGCAGAGATACGCCAGGAATAGGAATATTCGCTTCACTTATTACAACACTTGAAATGTCGAGATGCACTCCCTTCGTTAATGTAAGAATTAATACGACAGGTTCTTTACCAATAGGCAACGAGAAGCAAACATATCAAGGCATTTCTCTCATGTCGTATCTAGTAGGACAAAAAGAAATATCACCAGGAAGAGGGCTGGATGATTACCTTTCTTTCGAGAACGGTAATGGACACACTCTACCCACAGGCCTCGAAGTTTTTACGAGTCCGCAACTTTTGGTGCCAGCGGGAGATAGCAAAGTCTTTAGCGAAACAGGTCGAGGTGGGACGTTAGCACAGAACGGTGGAGTTAATAATATAACGCCAGTCGCAGATAGATTTAGACCATTCATGACTCTTAAAGGCATGAGTTTCAACGTCGCTCCGTCAAAGGGCTTGATGAGTTACAAGACAGGCAAGATGGAAATTACTTTGCACGATCGATCTAGATTAAGTGAAGTTGCATCTTTTGTCAAGCCAGGTCTTTACTCTAGCACTGATATAACGATAGAATACGGATGGTCGCACCCAGTGTCAAACTTAGATAGAAATCCAGTCGGCGCGTTCTTAAATAGTCAACGAGTCGTAGAAGTATATACCGTCGTAAATTCATCGTTCAATTTCGAAGACAGCGGCCAAGTTAATATTTCATTATCACTAGCGATGAAAGGAAACTCTGACTTAGTTTCGACAGTTATCTCAGACTGTGGCGGTTCATCTGCAGCTGAAAGTATCGAAAAAATTCTTGACGAGATTAATAAAAATGTTATTGCAGACTTAAGAAAAAAAGATAGCGAGAGATTTGAAAAAATATTTGGAGATGTCATTATTAACGCCGTCGGCTCGACCTCGGCCGCGCTTTCTCTTGATAAAGAAAAGTTAGAGGAATTAAGAAATATTATCAAAAGCGTAAAGCGAAATGGAAACGCTGACGAAAAAAAGTTGTGTGAAAGCTTAGATAAATTATTCGACGAGACGAATGGGGAATTAGAGGGTTTTAAAAATACTGCACGTGAGTCGGTGAAACTAGAGTTAGATAATTTAAAAAATGGTATAGAAATCTTTCCATTTCATGATTTGCAGTTGATCAACACACGTTGGTCCATAGCACTTTTCGAGCGTCTCGGGAATGGAGTCGAATCAGAAAAGATAGAATTTCCTATATCGCTAGGTAGAATTTTGGCTTCGTTCGTTGGAAAACCGTTGTTGTCGAAAGGAAATTATGAAGAAGTACAACTTATATTTCACACTTTTAACGATAAATGCACATTCATGAGAGATCTTTCAATCGCGAAATATCCGATAAGTTATGATCAAGCGTTAAAAGAGATCGAAGAGCTGATGACAACTAGAACGAATGTTACTATATCACAATTCATAAATGCTTTAAACGCAAATTTTATGGGAAATACAGGCTCTAAGCCATATGGTTTTAACTTTCTTTACAATAAAGACGAAAACGGAAACCCAACTACTCGTATCGATCCAAAGAAAGAGGGAACTGATTCAAAGGACGAACAATCAAAACAATACGCGAATCAAGATAAAGTCATTAAAAGATCGGGAATTAATGATGGCGTATTTAAAATCCCAAAAATTTGTTTATACCCTGAATGTGTTCCTGTTAAGTCTGATAAATCCAAAAAAATCCTAAGGCTTCACGTCATCGATGAACAGTGCTCAAGTTTTAGCACACTGTCAGATTTGTTACGCTCTGCGAATTCTGGAGATATAAGCTCATTTGGGCTTACAAATGATTCTACACACCCGACTCTTTCGCTAGCACCCGAATTTGAAAATATAGCCCAGGAAAAAGCAAAAGCCTTCGCGAATCTACAAGATAACATTTTGGTCGGTTCGAAGAAGACAACGAAGGAAGATCCTAATAATAAAAAGCAACCTGAACCGGCCATAGAGCTCGAAGTCGATACAGGAAAATTATTACAAGGTAAATCGATAAGTCAAACTAAAAAGTTTATTTCCCAAGGTATACCTGTTATAACTTACGGTAAGGATGGTGGCACTATAAAAAGTATAGGACTACAATCGTTATCAGACCCTGCTTTGTCAACGATTAATATGCTTCGCATGTCAAAAGCAGACGTCGCAACACCAGATCTAACTCTTCAAAGAGGCTTGCCAATGCAAGTTGCTCCTACAGAGTGTTCAATAGAAATGATGGGCTGTCCACTATTATCATACGGACAACAATTTTTTATTGATTTTGGTACAGGGACGACGGCAGACAACTTGTACCTCGTTACAGGAATTGATCATAAAATCGACCCAGGATCTTTCACGACGTCAGTTAAATTAACGTTTAGCGAAGCTTACGGCAAGTACACATCTCAAACTCAAAAAATCATTACAACTTCTGAAGAAATAAGAAATCTTATAAATCGCGATTGAAAAAAAGAATATTTTCGTTGAAATTTAAGTATGTTTAATGAAAAGATTGTGTTGAGTCGAGATCTTCTTGGCTGTCAAAATCATATCGCGCTGTATGAAAATGGCAAGGTTAGAGTTTGCGAAAATTTTTCTTACGATGAATTTTCTATCGGAAACAAAGTCTTTAAAGAAGGTGAGCTATTTGACATATCTCCTATTGTTGGTATAGAGCTTGACCATCCTTTTTCGATTCAACTATGCGAATCTTACCGTTCCATATACGGTGATGAAATAAATTGGCTTCGAGCTTTGGGTAAAGCGAAATTTGCCCAAAAAATTAGCGAATATTTAAATAGAACTAAATTAGAAATTCTTTCTAAAGATAAGCGAAATTATTTGAGCGTCATTCGATCTGGTCGTAAGATACTAGGAAGATTAGACAGAATATCTGTGGATGAAAACAGTTTAAGGAAAAAGCTCCTCGAAAAGGATACGACGACTTTGCGTTCTCTTATTCCAACGAAAGATGGATTGTGCGAGACGGTTAGGTATTCACATGAATCGCAAACTGGTAGAATGACTGTAAAAGAAGGCCCAAGAGTCCTGCTTCTTTCTAAAGAAGATAGAAAGTTATTTAGAGCGAACAATCCCGACAACGTTCTTTGCCAAGTCGATTTCGTTTCTTTGGAACCCCGAGTCGCTTATTTACTTTGCAACGAAAGCGCTCCGAAAGACATCTATACGTTTATGGGCGAGAAAATTGGCGAAAATATTTCAAGAGCACAGTTAAAGATTGCTACGATTTCTTCGTTATATGGTAGCACAAAATCAGATCCTAGGGTATCAAAAAAGATTAATAATTTCTTTTCACTAGAAACAATCTCAAAAAAGTATTTGCAAGATGAAGAGATGTATAATTTGTACGGAAGACCCCTGGCTCCTGAAAACGAATACGTTAGACTTTCACATTTTGTTCAGTCAACAGCCGTGGATGTTTCGTTATTAGGATTTTCAAAGTTCGCTGATTCCTACGACATAATTCCTTATTTCATGATTCATGATAGCTTGGTGTTCGAATGTTCTAGAGAAACGTATAAAAATTTAAAAAATACAAACGATCTATTTTTAGACGTCGAACCTCTCGGTCGTTTTTATTTAGAATTTAGCGAATTTTTTCATGATAATTAAATGTATCGAAGGTCACAATGTACGAAGATAATTTGCCTTTAAAAGTAGTAAAAGAAAATAATATTTTCGATTCTAATACTTTGACAGAATCAGAACAACCCGGTAAAAATATTGAAGCCGAAGGGTTGGCAAAATCAAATCCCGATCAATTTCTAAAAACGATAGGACTAGATCGATATTTTAGAAACGAAACTATCGAAGCCAAAAATGTTCATAGTTTTTTGATAGCCGCGCTATCTTCAAAATTTGGAAAAACATCGCAAACCTACTTTAGATATTTTTTTGACATCGAAAACTCTACGAGAAATGAAAGAGAAATAACGATACCTATTGTAGTTTACACGTGTAAAGATGGTAGAAAGGTGAACGCCGCTCCAGATTACTACGTAAAAAAGATAATAAATTCTATATTGTACGCGGGTGCTAACGCATCGTCAAAAAAAATAAAGTGGAACAAAGATAATAAAATAATCTGTTCATATGGAACGAACACACCGGGTAAAGTTTCTATAAGAATTTTTGATTAATTTAATGTTATAAAACTTTTCTTTGTTCGTTATCATTACATTATGACGCATGAAGAAATTGAATTGAACTGGAACAAGTTTAAACGACTTGCAGAAACACTCGAACAATCACATGCAGGTGTTTCTGCTCTCGTAGAAAAATTCGCAGAACGTATTATAATGTGTCCTGCTTCAAGCGAAACGCAATATTATGGTGCGTATTCTGGTGGATTTTTAGATTTAGCTTTAAATGTCACCACAAAAATGAGAGCTCTTTATAAATCTTTCGAACTAGACATTCCTATGAATAGCGTTGTGTTTGTTGGATTGTTTCATGCGATTGGATTGTTAGGCGACGAAGAAAATGATCTTTTAATTCCACAAGACTCTGATTGGCATATTAAAAAAGGAATTATGTATAAACATAATGAAGCATTGACGAAAATGCCCCTTTCACATAGAAGTTTGTATCTCGTCCAATCTGCGGGTATTAAGATGACACTCGAAGAGTGGATCGCTATTGCGACAGCAACCGGTACGCACAAGGACGAATCTAAATTCTATAACGGGTCAGAACCCAAACTTAGTCTACTTGTTTCGCACGCGAGACAGTGGATTATGACTCGAGCCGAATAATTAAAGACATGAGCGAAGAGAATCTAAAGTTATTAAAACAGCTAATAAATGAAGTCGTAAAAGAAATGACGCTAGATGAATTTAGCGGAGCTGGAGCTGTGGCTGGATTTTCTTTGCCTTTGGGAATGAAACCACCCAAATTTAAAAATAAAAAAAGAAAAAAATTAAAAGAATCGAAACAAGAATTTACCTTTCAAAATTATTTTCGATATACTATTAACGAAGATGATTACCGTGAATATGAGTGCGAGTATTATTATGATGGCTTGGACTCACTTGCTAGGGCTTTTGCTTCTGCGGAACACCCGTTTGGTAGTAATAAAAGCGAAGGACTTTCGAGAGTGCAAAAGTATCTCCAGGGTCAATTAAAATATCCTCACTCAACTTAAAAAAATAACAACACTTTATTAAAGTCTCTAGTGTGAATAGCACAGGGAAGTTCCGGTCGGGGGAGACGTCGACCGGGGCTTAATCAATCAACAACAAAAGGAAAAAATAACATGGCAATCGACTTTGACGCAATCCGCAAGAAGCTTAACGCACTCTCTGGTCAAAACAAGAAATCGACAGTGATGTGGCGTCCCGAGGAAGGAAAGGACTATAACATTCGAATTGTTCCTATTCCAAACAATGGCGGACAGCCTTTCGTAGATCGATGGTACTATTATGGTATCGGTGGCGAAAAGGCATCAGGTATCTTGGCTCCATATCAATTCAACAAGAAGGATCCGATTCAGGATTTGATCAATAAGCTTCGCGAAGACGGTAGCGACGCTAGCAAGGAACTAGCGAAGAAGTTGTATCCTAAGATGCGTACGTACGCTGCCGTTGTTGTTCGAGGTGAGGAAGAAAAAGGTGTTCGACTTTGGTCTTTCGGTAAGATGATTTATCAAGACTTGTTAAAGTTGATGCTCGACGAGGACTATGGAGACATTACCGACCCTGAGTCTGGTCGAGATCTTAAGGTTTCTGTTACGAAGCAACCAGGTAAGACTTTCGCAGATACGAAGGTTACCCCTCGCGCAACTCAGACGCCTCTCTCGAAGGATTCATCTCAGGCCAAGCAGTGGCTTTCTGCGGTTCCGAATATCGACGATTATGAAGAGCTCCTCGAAACCGAACAGATCGAGAAGCGAGTTAATGACTGGTTGACTGGTGGCTCGAGTTCGAATTCGGAGATTGGAACATCTCGAGGCGGCACGGCATCCAAGTTAGCATCTCTTGAAGATGATTTTGAATCAACCCCACAGCGAACTCAGACGAAGAGTAATGTTCCTTCTAAAAAGACATTCGACGATCTTGATGACGCATTCGCAGATCTAGAAGCGTAATAGATTGATATTTCTGGCAGCGCATCGAAAGGTGAGCTGCCTTTTTTATGTCTTGAAAATATTACTAAATCTCATTATTGTTTAGTTAGGAGGAAATTTGCCACCGGGTAGAAAGAAATCTATAGAATTAACAGGTGAAACTTCATCAACAGAAGATTTTACAGCTGATCTAATCGCATCGCTGAATAAAGATCAAGGTCATCGCGTAGCTTATAATCTCGCGTCAGATCAATCTCCGACTCACGTTAAACGCTGGGTTTCGACTGGTTCTCGACAATTAGATTATATCATTTCTAATAAGCGAAATGGTGGATTACCTGAAGGTCGAATCATTGAAATGTTTGGTCCGCCTTCAATCGGTAAGTCACATATCGCGACGCACATCGCTCGTTCGACCCAACGAATGGGTGGTATCGTCGTGTATATCGATACTGAGAACGCTACGAATCCCGAGAACTTGGCTGCGCTTGGGGTCGACGTAGCGAAGCGTTTCGTATACGTTGATACGCATTGTACGGAAGAAGTATTCGACATCGCAGAAAAGACTATTCTTAAAGCGAAGGCGATGCAGAAGGATGCACCGATCACTATCATCTGGGATTCTGTCGCAGCTTCGTCGCCCAAGGCGGAATTGGAAGGCGACTACGATAAAGATACGATCGGTCTTCAGGCTCGAGTACTCTCAAAGGGCATGCGTAAGATTACAGGGGTCATCGGCGATCAAAACGTTCTGTTTGTGTGCCTGAACCAAATTCGAAGTAAGATCGGTGTACTTTATGGAGACCCATCCGTGACACCGGGTGGAAATGCGATACCTTTTCATGCGTCGGTCAGAATTAAACTCGGCGCAGGTTCACAGATTGAAAATGACAAGAAAGAAATCATCGGTATTAATGTCTCGGCGAAAACAGTCAAGAATAAAGTCGGCCCGCCATTTCGATCATGCAATTTTCAGATTCATTTCGGAAAGGGCATTGTAGAACACGAAGAACTATTTGATGTTTTACGAGAGCATGGCGAAGAAACGATTCGTGATCACAAGGTCTGCATTTCGGGAACGACGCAATGGAAGTTATTCGAAGTTACTAAGCCTAATGGCACGAAGTTAATTGAAAAGAAATTTTACAAGTCAGATTTCGGCGAGCTCCTAGAAAACAAAGAGTATAAGCCGTGGCTTGATGACTTGATCGAAAAAGCGATGGTAAAGTTAGCTGTTAGAGCCGAAGACATAGAAATCGACCCAGATTCTTACGAAGAAGTTCGATCTGTCGCTAGCTTGTTAGCTGGTGATAATTTAGTCGCACCGGAGTAAAATTTGAATAGACCCGTACTTCTTATAGACGCATACAATCTATTTTGTAGATCGTATGCTGCGAACCCCCAGATGGCCAATGGAGAGCACGTTGGTGGTACTATGGGATTCCTATCTAGTCTCGGGTCGATCATCTCTATGCTGCGACCAAGCGCGTGTATGATAGTCTGGGAGGGTGGTGGCTCGGCGAGAAAGCGGGCGATCTTCCCGGACTATAAAGGTCGCAGAAAACCACAGAAATTCAATAGATTTTATGAGGGCGAAATACCTGACACAAGAGAGAACATGAATTGGCAGATTAGATTGCTAATCTCTCTTTTAAAATTCATGCCCATTCGACAACTATACATCTCAGACTGTGAAGCTGATGACGTTATCGGTTATATGGCCCGATATTGTTTTAAAGATAAAGACATTGTAATAGTTTCTGCTGATCATGATTATTACCAGTTGATTAATCATAGGGTCAATGTTTGGTCACCCAATCAAAAAAAACTAATTGACGAATCGTTCATTATAGAAAAATATAGCATTCTACCAGAAAACTTTTGCCTCGCAAGATGTTTTGACGGTGATATTTCCGATTCGATACCTGGGATTAAGGGCATAGGATTAAAGACGATGGCGAAGCGATTCCCCAAACTAAAAGAGTCGAAAGTCACATTAGAAGAAATATTACAAGAGTCCAGCTCGTTGGTTCAAGAATCTAAAATTAAGATTTATAAAAATATTCTGGAATCAAAAGATATGTTGCGTATGAATTGGCGATTGATGAATTTAGATATCGCGTCGTTAAGCGCATACCAGGTGAAAAAGATCGAAGACTCGATTACTGTTCCTCTACAACGATCTAACAAAATCGGATTGATGAGAGAATTAGTTCAAAATGGAATTAAAACATTTAACGTAGATAGTCTTTTTTTGCAAATCAATGTGAATTTAGTAGAAAAATAAAGAGGAAAATAACGTATGTTGGAAGAACGAGAGAGCTATTTTGGTCAATATGGTCGTCCATTTCAAGAACGCATCTTTTTAGGATTGATTACTGATTCCACATGGGCTACACAGATGACCGAAGTCATGAACCCAGACTTTTTCGATCTAAGGTATTTGGCTTATCTAACTGACAAGTATTTCAAATACTTCGAGAAATACAAAACGTTTCCAACTTTGCCTCTACTTATTTCCATAGTAAAGGACGATTTAAAAGAAACGAATAACGCGGTTCTTAAAGAACAAGTAGTTGAGTATCTCACGCGCATGCGCACGCTACCGGATATGGGAGATATTGCGTATGTGAAAGATAAGAGCTTGGATTTTTGTCGAAAACAGGCGATGAGAGAAGCACTTGAGAAATCTGTCGAACTGATTGGTACTGATCAATACGATGCTGTCGTCGATCTTATGAAGAAGGCGGTTTCTGTGGGTATTGCCGCTTCTGTAGGTCATGATTTCTTTGAAGACGCTGATGCACGTTTCGTAAAAGTGAATCGCGCACCGTGTCCGACAGGGATCGAAGTTTTGGATGAAAAAACGATTCTTAATGGTGGGCTTGGTCGAGGAGAATTGGGAGTTATCACTGCACCTACAGGTGTTGGAAAATCGCACTATCTTGTGTTAATGGGCACTAATGCTCTCAAGGTTGGAAAAAATGTGGTGCACTATACTCTCGAATTGACTGAGACAGCCGTTGGCATTCGATACGACTCTTGCTTGACAGGCATTCAGTCTAGTGAAATTCAAGATTCCAAGGAACAAGTCTTGGATTGTTACAAGAACATGGAGCTGGGTCGCCTTATTATTAAGGAATATCCCACAGGCTCGGCGTCTGTCTCGACGATTAGAAATCACCTCGAAAAACTTGCTCTTAGAGGTTTCATACCGAGCTTAATCATTATCGATTACGCTGATATTATGAGATCTAGCAGAGAGATGGATGCTCTTCGTCTTGAGCTTAAATTAGTGTATGAAGACCTTCGAAATCTTGCCATGGAGAAGAACATTCCCATTTGGACTGCGTCGCAATCGAACAAAGAGGGTTCAGGATCAGACATCGTCGGACTAGAAAACATGTCAGAATCTTATGGCAAGGCTATGGTCGCAGACGTTGTAATTTCGTTGTCTCGTAAACCTGCTGAGAAGGCAACAGGTATGGGAAGATTGTTCGTCGCCAAGAATCGCGCAGGTAGAGACGGTTTAATTTTTCCAGTACACATTGACACGTCTCGCTCTACAATTAAAATCTTGGACGAAGACACTCTAACTTTGCAAGAATCGATAGCCCAAGACGAAACGACTAGAAAGAAGTTGATTAAGGAAAAGTGGCAACAAGTTATGGGGAGTAAATAAATAAAATGTCATTGACAACAATTCAAGAACTTGCTCTAAAGGAAACAACAGCATACTTCGAGGGCGATCCATTAGCGCCAGATGTTTTTTTAAAGTATGCTTTGCGAGACGCTAGTGGCAACTTGTTAGAGACAAATCCAGATCAAATGCATCGACGTTTAGCGAAGGAGTTTGCTAGAATCGAAGCGAAGTATCCCAATCCA